AATTATATAAGACCAAGCACCACCATCTTTAGGTGGATGATTATTGTTAGCCCAGTTAGTATAGTCATTACCAATATTTACTTGATAAGCCTTGTGTTCAGCAAAAGCCTGTTTCCACTCTTTTGTGGCACCACTAAGTTGAGCAACTGCATTTGCCATATCAGCATCTAGTTGACCATACTCACGCATAATCTCACTAGGCTTTTTGCCATCAGCAATACCCATTGCTAGAGCAGACATAGCCTTGCCGTATTTTTCTTCTAACTTTTTTACGGCTACGCCGTCCCATTGATTGACACCATTCCAGGCATCACTCCAAGTTTTTTTAGTTAGTATTTTTTGAAAAGCATTTTTATTATCACCAGTATCAAAAACACTTCTAAGTGCTCTGTATGGTGTTGCAGGTGGAGTTAAATTAACATAAGTTTCTGCAGTATTAATAACACCACGTAATGGAGTTTTAACAAAATCAATTATGCCAGAACCAATTTTTTTAAGTAAAGATTTATCCTCTAATTGATACTCAGCATTAGGATTAAGAAATACTAAAGCACCTTGGACCTCTGGGTCTAAACCTTTAAATTTCTTTTTAGCCTTATCTAAGTCTCTAGTTCTAGCAAGGTCTTTATCCAAGTCAAGAAGGTTTTGAATATTATTAATTACAAAACGTTCTTCTGGATTCCACTGTCCAGCCAAAGATGCTCCATAGATTTCTGGATTTCTGTTGGCTAAATTAGTATTTACCCCTAAAGGTGTAGGTCCTACTGGATTGGTAAAAGACATTACGCCTCATTTAATTTATTATAGACAGCCTCTAACGCACCACTTGTGTCATATTGCATAGCACGAAAAATAATGTTTGCTGGGTTTACTGCAGGCATTGCCATTTGGCTTGGTCCTGGACCTTCGCCCCAACTAGAACCATAAGATATTGGTTGTTTAGGAAATTGTGTTGGCTCATCTAAAGCAACAATTGGTGGCAATTTAGCCTCTGGCATTGTAGTAGTTCCAGCCATAGGTGCTGCAGTTTGTTGGTCGTAGGTGGCTTCGCCTTGTCCATAAGGAAGTCCAGAAATATATTTAGCAGGTTGATTTGAAACATTTAAATCTGTTCTTTTAGACATTGGTCCAATACCAGATACTTCTTCTCTAATTAACTCTGCCATTTTATCTCCTACTTAGTAAATTGAGTTTTAACAGTTGCAGTACCGCCACACCATACGTTGTATTGAATAGCAATATTAATTGCTTTCTTTGCAGCCCCTGATGCTTTAGCGTGAGTTTTAGTTTCAAACTCTAGTGCTGCTAATGCACCAAGTGCTAAGGTTCCACCAGAACCTATTGCGTATAAACCTTTATCATCTTTCATATATCCATAGTCATCACTAACTTGATATATTTTTCCATTAAAACAAACTAGTGCATCCCAACCTGAATCATCATCATTCTTTGTTTTAGGTGTTGGGTCGTATCCACCATCTATTATTGTTTGTTTCATAGATGGTAATACTCTAATCATCATAAATCTATCTGGGTCTTGCGTTTTAATTACTTTAGGTGGTTGCCATAAGTTATTAAGAATATCTCCTACAATTGCATCACCTGCAACTGCAATTAAATATTCACCAACCTTAACTATTTTTTCGCAACCTTTGGCTACATATGGTCTGTCTTGATATGAGGTTACAGTATCTGCACCTAATACAGCCCAGCCTTTACCTTGGATACCTACTATTGCTGTCATTGTCCCCTCGCAAGTTATCTACGTACTGCAGTTCGTGCGCTAGCCGTTCCTTCTCCGCTAGCATTTAAACTAGCAAGTAAAGTTTGTAGTGATGGTGGTGGTCCACCAGCAGGAGAGCCTCCTACTGAAGCACCAGCGGGAGCAGGGGACGTTTGCTCAACCATAGAAGGGGCAGCCTCAGTAGGAGGTAATTCTTCAGGAGTAAATACTTCTTCAACAGCATCTTCAATGCTTACACCTTTTTGACGTGCTTTAATAACGTCAGCAACTTTCTTAATTACAGCAGATGGGTCAGCACCTTGTACTGCCATTTGTGGAATTGCTTGAGTGTATGCTTGTAAAGATTGAACTAATGATTTACGCATTTGCTCAATCTCAATTTTTTCTTGCTCTTGAGTTACGTTAATACCAAATGGTAATTCACGCATAGCAAGGTCTGTTGAAATTAATCCACCGCCTAGGGCTTGCAACATAAAAATTAAACCTTGTGCTGGATTAAGACCAGCCAACATACCATATCTGACATCTGCAGAATAATCTTTTTTAATGTCTTTACTTGGTAGATATGTAATCTGATATGGACTACCAGCATCTACACCACGAATAGTTTTTTCGTAGTTAAAGAAATTCTCATCTACTTCAAAACAAACAGAGATAACATCTCTTAATGCTGATGCAAAGATTGCTTGAGCAGATTTAACTTGAGTATCAAAGCCACCCATAAGCGCTTGCACGCCTTGTCCCGTAATGATACTTGCATCAATATTTCCAGTACGTCCCTCTGGATAACGTGTTCCAGTACGTAACTCTTGCTGTAGTAATGCCTGTTCGGTAAATGCTCCAGGTGGAATATTTAAATCAACACGGCGTACACCAGCAGGGTTAGCAGTACGGATAACCGCATCGCCACCCATTTCAAGTTCATTAACATCGGCAGGTAAAACAATTGGTGCTTGTACAGATTTCTCCGCTGCTTCCATCGCTAGTAATGCGAACCTATTACGAAGTAGTTGGATACCTAGTACATCATCAAACTGTCCACGCATTTCGCCATCCACGGATGGACGACGTGCTACTACAACCATCATTTTACCAATAGGATTTTTAGCCTTTGATAAAACTAAGTTATTGCGTTCTGGTACATACAGTATAGATTGTTGGTCGTCATAGTAACGAATAACTTCTAACTGGTAATTCATATCTGACTTGTATAATTGCTTACCAAGTAAGATATTTGCATACTCAGGGAACTGTGATGCTAGTTCTCCTGCTGCCATATAGTAGCGTTTAGCGAAGGCAATACAACGCCCATAGCGGTCAAACTCTGGGTAAGCGCCCACTGGGTTTTCTATTCTGATGCGTGGTAGCCCTGCTTCTTCGTCTAATTCAATAATGAAAGGGACGAAACCAAATGTGATGTATAGGTCTGCACCTGTATACATCTGAACTTGTAAATCTGAATTAGCAAAATAATTTGTTGCAATACGAGTACGTGTGTCAGCAAACTTACGGGCACGGTCATTAGCCTGATTTGCTGCAGAACAGTTTACTGATGGCAATGGTGCCATTACCTCTGATAGGTCACGGGCAACAATGTCAATAAAGTTCGCAACTACGTTAGCATCTATACCTTCTGGAAAGAAGTCTGGATATACAGTTGCAATCTGTCCTTTACGAACAGCAAGTACATCTTGTTGACGTGAGTCTCGTTCACTAGCACGTTCACGTAGATTTTCTACGCGGGCTGAGATTTGTTCTATAGAGAGCATTTACTTCCTAACCATAGGTTTGTTGCCATTGCTCTGCAATCGCATCATCTAAATTTATTGAATGTCTTTTTGACGCCTGAGCCCTAGTAGCCCATCTATTATGAGCGTACTTTTGAACGTAGGAGTTTTGTTGCATAAATTCACGGCATCTAATTACAGCAAACCAAAGTGCCATAACGCAGTCAGTCTTGCCTCTGGTCTGTGGTTTCCAAGTTAATAGTTGTTGTACTAAAGCCTTAAGTCCTTCAGAACCTTCAGTGCTTGGTAACTCAATAAGGTTGTTCTTTTGGTGTTTACCATTGGCGCTACTTCCAAACAATGTGGACATAGAAGCGACACCAAAACTTGTGTCCCATTTGTTTTTTCCAGTGAAGTGAGCATTGAGGCGAACGCCGTGAGTTGCCAGCCATTGTTGTAAGTCTGTGTCAAGGGCGTAGGCTTTTTGGTGTGCGTTGATTTCAACTCTGAGTTCTTGCGGTTTATACCTTTGAACAAAATCCTCAATTGCTTGCCTAATCTTTTGTGGTGTAGGTTCTGCCATATCCATACAGTCCAACACATAAATTTTTCCATCGTGTCGGTTATATGTTGTAGCCACAAACGCTGCACGACCTGCACCCATTGCAGGGTCAAATCCTACAACAGTATATCCTTCTACTTGACTTGGATGTCCAGCAGAGCCTGGTCTCAAAGGACCACGTTTTCTCATCCCATTAATAGAACCCTGAACAAGTTCAGCGGGAAAAATGGAATCTTCTGTTACATCTTCCTGCTGATAGACCAGCGCCCAAGTAGAGGGAGTTACTTCGCCTCGGCGCCGTGCTAGTGTTGGTCCGTCCCACTTAGAGTAGAGTCCTTCTTCGTCAGGTGTCTCATCATCGCCATCCCACGGAGAGTCCGACTTTGGCCAAAGCGTAACCCAATCTTTTGTTTTTTCCGCATACTGTAATACAGCAGGCATACCCATATAAGTAAAAGGTGACCTACCCCCAGACCAATGCTTCGGGTCACGGAGTTCTTTATAGAAATCAGTTGGCGCAATTCTTGTCCCTACCACTAACAACTTACCATTTTTACCCAAACGGGTAATTACTTCTTTTTGTAACCAGTTAATCTGCTTCTCGTACTCGTGAGCATTAGCAGTTGTAATACAGTCGTCCAAAATAATTAGGTCGGCACGGGCACCGTAAATTTGACCGCCCATACCGAGTGCCTGAATAGTCGGGTCTTTCTCGGATGAATTACGAGCATCGCTACCTAAATAGACGGTATCAACACGCCAGGTATCGGAATCTTCCTTCCATCCCCCCTCTGGTCCAAAAGTTGTTTGCAACTTCAACCAGCGTGGGTGGCTTAACCTTTGTTTGATTGCGTACACGAATTCCCGTGCTTTGACCAACGTCTTAGAAACTACGATGATTCTGACATTAGGATTTAGCGCAATGCGATATGTAGAGTAGTTCACCGTAATCACGGTGGACTTAGCGTGCTCAGGTGGCACGTTCACAAGAAGGCGATTTGGGTCGCCCTTCTCATAAATCATATTGTTATGAAGCCAAGATGGCTCCTGCCCCTCTAGCAAGTCAATCCAATCTTGATGATGTGGAAAAACTTTTTGGTCCAAAAACATTTCTGAAAACTCAGGAAACTTAATCTCATCCCTGGATATACCCAAAGCGGTCAATGACCGTTCTTTAGAATCTTCTTTGGCTTGGGCTAGGTCAGAGGCAAACTTAGAATCCCTCATACACCAAATACGAATGGTGTCGGGTTGCTTACCCACCTCAGCCATCGCTTTGTGGGGTGCCCAACCCTCAGAGACAAGGGCTATTACTTTAGCCTTTGCTCCCGCCATCGCTTCGGTTCTAGGGTTCTTAGTACCCTTCTGAAAAGTCACAGACCTGTCCCATCTTAAAACTATATAGACAGTTAGTAACAGATAGTAATTACAGTCTGTACGCAAAGTCCGAAAGACTTTGCTACTGTCTGTGGGCACTTTGTGCCCCTATATAGTATTAATCCGTTCAAACAGCCAAACCGAACGGTTTGTTATCAAATTGTTATATAAGTTATATTTAGAACTATACTAAACTAGGACATAATAGGACAGAAATAGGGGCATAGGCTTTGTACGGGAAAATCTTTGTTGTAGTTACCTACAATACAGACTACCAAAATTAAACAGTCTGGGGTCATAAAGACCCCTTCCTGTTAATTTAGACTGTCGTCTGTCCTGTACAGCGATGCGTGTAACAGGAGACAGTCTCCCTCGCCCATAATAATACAGATACTGGGGCTCGGGCTTATAAAAACAAAAACTAAAAGCCAAAGCATCAGTGGCTGACCGTCACTAATGCTGGACGCACCGTTCAGCATAAGGCTGTCTGCCTAGCGTGTCTGAAGCCACGCTGTGTCAGACCTAGCAGGCGTTCCACTGAACGCCGAGCCTTTGTTGCTGACTTCAACGTTGTCGGTGCCAGCCCGCGCAAGCGCTGTGGCTGGCTGTCCGACCGTGCTCCTTCTTAGCGTACCGCTTCCTGTCAAATCGCTTAACGCGATTGTCGCCCTAGACGTCTCGCCTCGGCGAGACAGGGCAAGAGTGACAGGGCGGTCCTGCTAAGGGCTGTTCCAGCCAGGGTGGCTGGCAACAGGAAGGAAGTTATGAATACTGAAAGCAATGGCATCTCAATCACAAATATGTGCTATCAATGCCAAGCCCTAACCGAACTATGTCCCGACTGCCTTGAATTGAAGGACAGTCGTGATATTGATATTGCCCATCAAATTGTTGATGACGGCAATCTTCAATACAAGTTCGTTTGGTCCCAGACCACTCCAGAAGTGAGTGGTCACGACTGGGTTAGCGCAATCACTAGATTGCCTAAACCAGCCGTACTACCAGACGGAACTCTTATCTGGGAACGATATGAGTTCACAGAAGCAGTCAGCAGTATCGCTGACAGGCTGTATGACATTGAGACAAGTCTCACTGTTACAGCCAATGAAACTATATGCGAGACTTGCCATCTTGTATATAACAAGGCTACACACTGTCCTAATTGTAACTAAATCTGACCAAGGGCTACCCCCGTCAAGGTGACGGGGGATACGCCCCCAACAAAGGAGACCGAAAGTGAACACAGTTAACTCATTTACCTTCAACAACGCATTGCTTAAGTCAATCAGAGACTATGGCAATGTAGTCAAAGGTATCGTCCAATCCCGTCAGGTAGAATACCTACCAGATGGTTCTATCCGCTCACGCTTCATCGCTAGCCGTCAGGTTACGATTCAAGACCCAAGCATCATCGCTCAGTTACGTCCGCTTATAGCAGACAATGCCGAGTTCGCAGTTAACCTATCAGGTTACCTCACAACTACAGTTCGTGAGAATGCTGGTCAAACCAAGTGGTACGACAACCAAATCGTTACCGCTCTTGAGTTAGTCAAGTAACTCTTATCAGGGGTAGTCGGGCGTTGGCTCGGCTACCCCACTTTATTTTTTTTCGTCAGCCCCAGCGGTAATCCGCAGGAAAGGAACAAGGTTCAGAATATGTATCTAGATGTAGGAACTATGATAGCCATCTGTATAGCACTAGTCGCACAGATGATAACAATTGTGTTACTAATTAAGTCAGCATATAACTGGGAGCGCCACTACAGAGATGTAGTTAGGCTGTTAAAAATAGAGAAAGCACACCGATGAAGAAGACAATGTATATGACCAAGCGCTGCCCAGTCTGCTTCAAGGTAGGTTCTTTGATGGTAGAAGAATCAGAATTATTCACCTATCTACGTGGCGAATACGTAGGCAGGGCATT